AATGGAACATTGCTGACGGCGGTTCTGGGTATAAACAGGGCGATGTAATTGATTTTGAATTTGTTGATGGGACTGAAGTCGCAGTCAGAGTTGAAGAGATTAAGACCGTAGTGCTACCCGGAGAGCAAAGGGATCCTCTTAATTTGAAAGATGCGATTGCGGATTATCCAAAATACGACGTTGAAAAGACCAGCCATCAAGATGGTCCTGAACACGAGATCGTTTACGTCAACGAGCTAAGAAGAGAAGATGTTGCTCCCAAGTACGAAGACCTTTCGTTGCTTGGATTGCGTGTTTTGGCTGGCAAGGATTGGACGACGATGGGTCAGTTCAGCGCGTACATCCAGCAAGGCATACAGGTGGAGCGGCTGATCACTGATGCTGGCGCAAGCACGTCATCTCTTACCGCTTCAACAAACAACTTTGCGGAGATCGCGTACAACCTTTTGGTCAGTCCACGGCTTGGTGCGGGCAAGCGCGTTCCACGTAATACGGTAGACAGAACAGCAATGGAACTTGCGGCAAAGTTCTGTAGAGCAAACGACTTTACATTTGACGGAGTGATCGGTGAACGAACCAAAGTCCGTGAGTTTATTTTCAATTACGCAGCTCTGAACTTTTTGGACTTCACCATCAAGGGTGGCAAGTTTTCTTTGACTCCTGCGGTGTTGTACGACGGAAATTACAAGATTGACAACGGACAAGACATCGAGCAAAGCATTAAAGCTTTGTTTACCGATGGCAACATGAAAAATCTTCAGGTCAGTTTCTTGCCGCCCGAGCAGCGCCAGTTATTCAAGGCAACGCTTTCGTACCGCGAAGAGGTTAAGAACGGTTTCTCGTCCCAAAAAATGATTCAAGTTCGTTTTGCAGACACTAAAGGCGGTTCTGAGGAGGATCCAGAGGAGTTTTTGGACATGACGGAGTTTTGCACCAGTGCTGCCCATGCGCTGAAGGTGGCTAAATACCGTTTGTTGGTGCGGAAGCACACAGATCACACGATTACCTTTAAAACAACTCCCAGCTCTGCATTAGGTCTTGAGGCGGGTAGTTACATCAAGGTGATTTCTGACGTTACGCACGCAAGTCGTTTTAATAATGGCAGTGTTGATGCGTTTGGCGGCATTACCTCAAGCTCTGCGTTTACGGATGGAACGCACAAGGTTTACTTTTGGAAACCTGAAAACTCAACAGTGGAAGAAGGCAACCTGATTGTTGAAGGTGGTAAGGCAACTAACTCTGAACTTTTTGGCACGGTGTTCACCAAATTTATCGTTGAGGCCGATAAAAAGAGGGTTTACAAGGTTGACAGCCTGACGATTGACGACGAAGGATACGTGGATATTGGAGCGACTCATCAGCCCCTGACTGACTCAGGTTCATTGGCTACACTGGACTTTAACGATACCCAGTTCGTTTCCACTGGAATCTGATGGCTGCAGTGAGCTTCCCAGCCTTGGTGCCAAGCAGCCGTTCTTACGAGCCGGGTGTTTTTCCTGAGACGCAGTTCCAGGCACAAAACGGTGCTGTGGTGCGGGTTCGTTATGGCAATCAACGAGCAGGCAGCCGCTTGAGCCTGACGTTTGCAAATATCACCGATACCAACGCATCACTAATTCTGCAGAACTATGTAGACGTGATGGACGACGATAACTATGCCGAGTTCACCAGCAGCAATGTGGCAGCTGGAGCGGGTGACTCGCTGGTGCCTTGGATTCGGGAAACGAACAGCCTGTTGAAGTGGAAATACGCATCGCCACCATCGGTTACAAGCGTTAAGCCAGGACTGTCTACAGTGACGTGTGAGTTCATTGGCGAGCTTGAGGGTGCCTGACCATGGCTAAGTATTACGCGGGTCAAGATGGCAGCGTTGAGCTTGGGGGCAATGCAGTCGCCAAGGTTGTGCAGTGGTCTCTAACTGCCAACACTGATGCGCTTGAAGTAACGGTGCTGAACGAGGATGTTCGGACGTTTACGACTGGAGTGCGGTCTGCGTCTGGAGCGCTGACTGTCCTGTATTACGACGACGCACCAGTCAAGTTGCTAAATCAGGTCAACCAAGACACAGCAGCGGACCCGTTAATTGCTTCTACTGCAAGATTGAAGTTGAAATTTGACGATAAATTTTTGGAGTTTGATGCGGTGCTTACCAGTGCTGAACTGGCTTGCGTTGTTGGTGAAGTGATGCGCGTCAACGTGAATTACACCATGAGCGGTGATTTCACCAGCAAGTCGCTATGACCGTCTTTGTAGGCAACTCAGGCGTCGTCAAGCTGCGACGTAGTACACCTGCCACCACGTTTACCAGCACGGTTGACCCTGGCGATGTCAACGTCACGAAGAAGCGGTTTAGTTTTGATTTTCCGCAGGAGATGCTGCTGACGGGCGACCGGCTGCAGATTAAGAGCACCAACGGCGCAAACTTAGCCTTTGTCGATAGCTCAGGTTGGGATGGGGGCAGTCAGCTGCCTGATGGCGCTTGGTTTATCAACGTTGACGAGCTTGGGGGCATTTCTCTCTATGACACGTTTGCTAATGCATTGAACGGTCAAAGCACGGGCAAAATTACGCTGGCTGCCATCTCAACAGCTATACCGATTGAGGTCAAAAGCGTCCAGGCTGAATACAACATCCTTGGTCTGGTCCGTTCTTTTGAGCTGAACAACGACCGAGAGGTTGTTGACATCACTGCCTTGGGCGATGAATTCCGCAAAAACGAAAGCAGCCTAATTAGCGGCAGCGGCAGCATTGAATGTCAGTTCCACTACGACCCAGACATTGCTGGTTTAACAGTCGATTCAGACGTGCCGAGTTATCTGCATGAGTTGATCCTCAGACAGAAACTGGGTGCTGAGTTCGACGCTGAGCTGCATATCGTCGAAAAGGGTAAAAACCTCGATGCAACTGGCGATCGGTTCTATTTTGAGTTCAAAGGCATCGTCACCAATGCTGCGATTGGGTTGGGCACTGGAACGTTGACGGTTTCCAACTTTAATTTTGTGACGACAGGAGCTATCTCAATCAAGCTGGGTCTGGGCATTGTGACTAACTACGTGCTCAAGGAAGATACCGATCGCATCCTGCTTGAGCAGCCTGGGAGCGGTAAGCTAGAGCTTGAAGATTAGTCTCGTAGGGGCTTGGCGTAA